TGCTGAAACTTTTTAAGTCCAGCGAGAATCTCCATGACCTTGTGGGCCATAGTTCCCATATCTGCTCGTTTGCCGCTAGAACCTCTCCAACCTAGATTATAGGTCAGGAAATACTGCATTTGGCAAAAATCATAATTGTTATATGATGAACTTCTAACATAGGTAACTAACATTTTGTTCCTTTAGGCTACGGTAAAATTGTTTAACCTTCACCATCAGAACGTCGATGCTTTCAATTTTATTGTCAATATAATCTGTGAAGGGGTAGTCATCCAGAGCTACTTCGCTCGAATGGTTATCCTCGTGAACCTCGCGTGTTAATCTCACAACCTTGCCACCGGCTTGTTCAATAGCTTTCGCCTCGTTAGGGAAGCGAACGTCTGCAATAATTGCCAGTCCCGATTGTTCTTGTTGTATTTTCTTGATGCAAGCGTTGACCCAGATTGGTTCGTATATTTTACGCATAACGTCTGTGCCAAAGAATTGCATGAACTGGCGAGCGGTCATTGGTCCCTTATGATGACATATCTTACCGTTGGGACCAATATCGCTAGTATCTCCCGGCATATTTTCCCACAGTAGATGCTCTTGCAATTGGTTCTTCTGTTCGTCTGTGCCGTACACACATTCAAATGGAATATCAAACAACTTGACGCAAATCCATTTAAGATGATCTGCAAAGCTGTAGATTTTGACATACGGCCACATATTGTGTTCAGCCCACTCTGCAAACTGTTCATCTTGGCGTGTAACATCAAACTCGCCCCAACCATCTGCATCAGAGCTATCTATCATCAACTGACCATTAGCACCAATACTCCAATCGTTGACGAACCCCTGCTCTTTAAGAATCATTCCATGTAGAATATTAGCAGTAGTATTCTTACCTGCCTGCTTGCGTCCTGATATTCCTAAAATCATTAATAGTACCCTCTTAAATCCTGTAAAATATTCTTATCAATTTGTTCGCACATCATACTTCCCAAGTCTTTCGTGTGCATTTTGGGAAACACTAACTTGAATAATCTTCCTAATTGTCGCTTGATCTTGATCTTCGACTCTCGCCCTGCTTGGTCGTTGTCAGTGAGGACAACAAGTCTGGTCGCACCACTGTTAAGCAATAGCTTACGCTGTTGTGATGATACGTCTTTGCCAAATAGTCCAACTGCATTTTTAACTCCACACTCCCATAGTCTCCAAACATCGCCCTGCCCCTCTACTAAGAAGAGTGTATCCATTGATGGTCTAACCATTTCGGACCTAGCGTTGTGGTAGTTGTATAGGTAGTCTGACTTCCTGATTCCTTTACTGAAAATGTATTTGGGTTCGATATATGGAACGGTAGCTCTCCCGATATACCCGCAGTATCCACCGCCCACGTCCCAGATGGGTATGATGGCCCTACGTCGAAGGATGCCTCTGGTATCACTTGGTGTTTCTCGAACTCCAAAAAATCGCAACGTTTCCGGTTCGTATCCTCTAGCAATGAAATACGGTGAAGGGCACGACTCAGTTTTTGGTCTTGTAACATGCTCCACTTCACATGAGCTTCTATCTGTTCTTCTAGATCCTTTGATTTGGCGTACAAGCTCGCTAAAATCATTATCACGCTTAGGATTATTACTATTTCCACTGCTACCATTTTTGGATGCTCCGTTTACATCATACAATTTACAAACATATTTGAGTGCATCAGAGAATGAGTCTGTTTGCAGACAACCTTTGATGAACCCCCAAATATTACAACTATAGTGATCGTGACACCCACGAGTCCAGCAACGCCACACTTGTTTATCAAGTGCGATAGACACACCGAATGGATTGTCGCTGCCCTCATGAATAGGACACTTCATAAAAATATTTTCTGCGTCCTGAGTGTACTCTAGATTAAAACTATCCAACAACTTATAAATATCTTGGAAGATGATCTCTCGTACTTTGTTCAGGTCTAGTGTTGTGTTTTGACGTACAGCCTTGCTACACATGTACAATTACTCCCACAGTATTTACAGTTGCTTCTAGTATTATTATAGTATTCAGGAAGCTCTTTTGCAAGCTCAAAACCGAAATTTTCTAGGTTTTTACACGACATACAGCGACCATCTGGACGAACCCAAGCATAAGAGGCCACTTCTTTGCAGTCTCCTAAATACTTTAATCTTTCTTGTGTTAATCTTTTGCCGATACCTTGACCTCGGTAATCTGGATGCACAACAATGCAGCGGAGTATACAGTCTCCAACCGCTGCCCATCCTACTACTTTGTCACCATCAAGTGCTATCCATGCACATTTAATTTCTTCTAGATGGTTCTTAAAGTAGCCAGTAGCAAATGCTTCATCTACAAGTTCAACTGCGTCGAACATTTGTTTGTAACCAAACAGCGGACTGGGTATCGCTGCATATGTAATCATTAGACACTCTGATCGTTATGGGTACGATTGACACGAACGAAACGTGCCGTTTTACTAAAGTCTTTTAGCGAAGTAGCTCCCGTATAAGCACAAGCACTCCGAACACCGCCACAAATATCTCGCACAATCCCATCTACTTTCCCCTTGTAAGGAACTTTCTTGACTCTACCTTCACTAGTAGCGTAGTCATTCATGCCACCATTATGTTTGTCTTGGGCTTTTTCTGAGGACATACCATAAAATAGCAAGCTATCTTTTCTATCCATATTTGTTTTTTCGTCACAGACATATTGCCATTCGCCTTCGCACTCGTCTGCTCCTGCCAGCATACCGCCCAGCATCACAAAGTCTGCCCCAGCAGCGTAGGCTTTAGCTACATGACCAGCAGTCCTACAGCCACCATCTGCACAGATGAGGCCAAGTCTACCAGCATCAGACCTTAAACCATGAGCTACGTGGGCACACTCTGCGATAGCTGAAAGCTGTGGGTATCCAACACCTGTCTTTAGTCGGGTCGTACATGCAGAGCCGGGACCAATCCCGATCTTTACAATGTCAACTTCGCCATGCAGAATGAGTTCTGACACCATCTCCGGTGTGCAAACATTACCTGCCATAATAATTGAATTAGGAAATTCTAATCTGATTTTACCACAGTAGTCAACAAACCTCTCTGTGTAACCATTAGCAATATCAATACAGATGTTAGGTTGAATAGATGAATTGTCTTGGATATAGAATAGACGCTCTAACTCATGCTCAAGATCCATACCAATACTAACCCAGACATTATGCTCTACATTATAATATTTGTAGTAGTCATCAATCACATCAGCGGCATAATGTTTATGTAAACAAGTCACCATCTCGTGAGTATTAAGGGCAGTTCCCATTTTAAATGTGCCAGTAGTATCCATGTTGGCAGCTATTAGTGGTACACCATGCCACTCTTTTGGTGAATGATAAAACTTAAACCTTCTAGTTAATTCTACCTCTTTTCTACTTGCCGCTTGCGATCTTTGTGGTACGAGTAATACATCATCAAAGTCTAGTTTAGGTTCTGGATCAATCTTCAACATGGTTTTCTCCGGTTGTAGTCATCTTCTAATCTGATAATATCTTGCTCGAAACACTTACCAAATTGCAACTCTGCGATCACACACTTTTCCGTTGTGTCATTGATAAGCCTGTGAACATCTCCCTGCTCTATAGATATCCAACTCCCCTCCCTAAGTCTGTGAACGTCTTCATTTATTTCACAAAGACACTCGCCCTCTACAACAAACCAGATCTCGGAACGTTCTTTATGAACTTGTAGAGATAGTCTTTGTTTCGGATTTACTTCAATTGTTTTAAATACTAAATTGTCAGCCCTAAAGTAATCTGTATAGGAACCCCAAGGTTTATCTACTTTCATCATCATCTTCCTCTATGTCGAATGGTACATCGGAACCTTCAATTACATCACCATCGGGTGATAACCTCATTTCATCTCTGGTTCGCAACTCAAGCAGTTGTGCATGTTCGCCAACCATGTTCATATTAATATAATTACCGTCAAGCAATCCAGCACCGTGACGAGCCTTTAATGTGACAACTTTTCTGTTACCACCGTTTGGACCGTCCTCTGCCAGTTCCTCTGCGGACTTTAATTTAAATATAGAGAAAGACGTACACAACCAAATGATGCGGTCAGAACCGCTCACAGCGTCCGTAGATTCCTTTGTGATACCATCACGGTTCAACTGAACAAATGATAAACATGGGAAGTCATACTTGACTGTTAAGTTATGTAATTCTGTGATTTGAAAACCAAGAGCCTGATACTCTTGGAGATTGTTTGTAATACCGGACGACGACATGAGCTTGAGATAATCGTACACAACAAGACAGTCGTTGGTTCTGCCGTTCTCGTCCTGACCCACCTCGCGAAGAATCCATCGCTTAATGATGTTCATAATGGTTTCAAATGGGGCACCAGCTACACTGACATAGGTGTAGGGGATATCTCTAATTTCTTCTGCCGCATTTTTAACGGCAATAGCTTTCTCGTCATCTTCTGAAAACTTGCCCGTTGCAATATCCTGAATAGGAACGCCACTGATATTAGCGAGGACTCTGTTGAGATGATCCTCTTTGCTCATCTCAGTATCGAGCATAAGTACAGGAATTCCATTCCTAGCGTTATGCAGAGCCACATTATCTGCAAAGACAGACTTGCCCACTCCGGGCCTTGCGGATACGAGATCCACACACTTACGACGTAAGCCACCACCAATGACGGAATCAAATCTGGGAAATCCACTGGATAGTCCTATTTGGTCACATTTGTTTTCGATTAGAAATTCGATGTATTCGTCAAGATCATCGCCAAGCATTTCTGGCTTTTGACCTGACTCATCGTCACGCAAGAAATCCATAAGTGGCATTTCTACGAGATTGATAATATCATCAATGCTCTCATCACCAACTATGGAGTCAATATCTTTATCTATCTTTTTAGCAATACGTTTTGCGTTACGGGCAAACTCAAACTTTTTAACCTGTGCAGCAAAATGCAGGACGTTATCCCTCTTTACGGGATAGTCCATAAGGTCACGAATATAGTCTAGCTCATGTTCAGTCTTGACTACTTCTGTGAGGTTAAGTTGTTCAGCAGCAGAAAGAATCGCTGGAATGTCAGCTACAGCATCATTCTCCAGCACCTTCTCAATGCACTTGTAAATGACTTGATTGTTACGATTAGCGAAACTGCTATGCGTAAGGAAGTCACTGATTTCAACATAAGATTCAAGTCCGTATGCAAAGAGTCCAGCTAGAACTGCTCTCTCTGCACCGACATCAGCAAGCTGATCCATGTTACCTTCCTGTACATCGGTTACATCTAATGTTTTCGCCGTAGACATAGGCGGGATTTACAGCAAAGCTACGACCGCAAACGTGGCACTCAATAGTCTTCTTTCTTACTTTGCTACGGTTACGTGCTGCTTTACCCATACGCTCAAACTTAGCGGGGTCAAATTCGGGATCACGATCCTCACCCTCATCTACCCACTGGTTTTTTCTGGCTCTCACCGGAGTTTTCCTTTTTTCTAACTTATCGTTCTGAACTACTCTAAAATCCTCTGTCACATTTGACCGAGGTCTTGAGGAAACCGTTTCCTCTTGTTCTATTTGTGTTTCTCTAGCTGGAGGTTTAGAAATAGTTTGATTCATGTTAGACATTAAACGTTGTACTAACTGAGACTTTTGCTCATCTGTCAATGACTCTAACAGTGTTTTTACAATGTCATCACTCATTTTCTCTTCCCTTTTTCAATTAAAATATCAGCCTTGCGGCGAACGTTGTATTCTCTACTTTTTAATAGTTCTAGTCTACTCTCTGCTGTCATCAACCACTCGTTAATGTTTCTTGCTATATCATTTTCTCTTTTAATCAAATCGACCTTTGTTTCGTACTTCATGAACTGCACTTCAATTTGTGTCACTTCACTAGCCACGATACTACCAAGGTTCTCTTTACACCACCTTACAACATTCTCGCTCTGTGATCTACACCAAGCTATGTGATCTGCATACTGGTATAATTGATAAGCATAGTTGAAACAGTCGTCCTGAGTCAACTTCTCCATCTTGTCTAATGTTAGAGTTTCTGCAATAGCAAACTCTGGAGTAAAGTTTGTTGGTGCAATATTAGCTCCAGTAATATACTGCTGTATGCCATCCAAAAACTTCTGTAGTCTATCTGCTGCGTTCAATTTTCTCTCTCCAATATTCTGGGTCTTCGTCCCAACGTAGCTCTACGAGTGTGATGTCATTAATTCTGCACCACTCTTTCTTATCCAAATCTCGTTTCTTTGCTTGTGCAAACCCGATCTTAGATTTATGAAAGTACGGGACATATTTAAAGTGTTGTTCACCATGCACCTCAATACCTATTGTACACGACGGAATCAAAAAGTCAAGGGCTAATTTGGCTTTTTTTGTAGAAGAACCGGGAAGCGTAACTTCTTCAAGTACCTGATAGGGATAGAATAAATCTACTATAATTCCCCTAGCCTGTAAGTGATAGAAGCTACGCTTACTCCGATTGTTAATCAAATATTTTTTGGTATCGAGATTGTACTCTCTACCATTCAAGCCTGTGACTTTCATTAGAACAAGTCTCTTACTTCCTCGATAACGATATCTCTAAGCTCTTCATTCTCATTCAAGAAGTTTACCAGCTTCTCCATGCCTTGAAACTTGAACGCCTTGGTTACAGCTTCTTCATCTGATGGATCGACTTCGTTGGTTGACAGGTATTGGTGTACGATAGGATGTGAAGCCTTATCGACTAAACAAGAGATTGTATACCATGCACCCTTAGCCTGAATTAGTGCGAAGTCTGTAGCAATAGTTGCAATCTCTTGTGACTCATCAATCCCAATGCCGTAACGAATCCAGCTTGCTGCCGTACTCATGGGCGTGCCACCAGCAGCAGAAGTTTTGATTACCCAGTTAGCAACTTGACCAACGTGATTGCCTGACTCTTTGGGTACTTCCCACTTGCCACGGTGCGTGATAACCATGTTGGTTCCAGCTTGGAACTGTAGCATGTTACCACAGTCTGCCATCTTGCTGGGTGCAAAACGTGACCCACCAGTGTTGGCGATATTATGAGTGATAAACACGGCGATAGCTTTCATGCGTGATACGTCGCCGCTGATACGCTTGAAGAACATAGACAACAAGCGAGGTAGAGCATTACGAACACCTGTGCGAATCTCGCCATCAATCTCGTCCTGTGGAACCATATTAGATGTAGAGTCACAGATCAAGAACAGGTTCTCTTCTTCTTTAAGAAGTCGCTCCATAATATTAAGATATGTCTCAGCAGAGACGATAGGTGTATCGTCTGTAGCTTGGACAATTTGCATAGCATCAACATCTAAACCTTTGATGCCACGAAAGTTTTGTTTAGTTAAACGACCTTCAGTATTTAGATAGTATACTTTCTTACCTTTGGCTTGTGCCTTGGCAGCAGCATACAGAGCGGTCGTTGTCTTTCCGGTCTTTGGGTCGCCGGTCATTACAACAACCTGACCCTCACGCAATCCACCACCAAGTGCCATGTCCAGTGCTGGACTAACGCTGATGGTATCATACGTTTCTAATGACTCCAACACTTTAGTGCCAGACTCAATTACATTACCATACTTCTTACACAATGTTGCGACAGTAGGATCGTCGCACTCAACAGCTTTACTCTTCTTCTTCGCCATTCTCTAGTTTCCTAAGTTTGTTTAAAAGGTTCTTTCCGCCATAACTCTTTTTTCTAGTCTTGGCGTTTTTCTTCACTTCAATTTCTTGCTTCGGTTTTGACTTCTGATCTTCAATCTGTAGCTCGTATTTCTTAATAATCCCAATTACCTTCGGATGGTTTAGTGAAAAGATACCTTTGAACTCTGGTGACTCAATTGCTTTGACAAGTGCTTCTTCACTGTAGTTCTTTAGTATGCTGTTGGCTTTAAAAAGCTGCTTCTTATAAGTCCAGTCCCAAGGTTTTTTGTTCCAGAATTTGTAGGGTAGAGATCCCTCATTCTTGTTTTCTGCGTTACGTTGACACATGATCGCAGCAACGTATTGGGCACAAGTGCAATAGTCTCCTGTTGTTAAGTGTTTGTATTTACTCTTTTCGCTTCTTTTCCTTTTGTTCATTGTAGATTATAGCCTCGCTAAAACATCCAGATAAATCATCATCGTACTGCTTGTCTAAAATTAATTCTGGAGTCAACCACATTTGCTTGTGAACCACTCCATCGTTTAATGTTCCCACAGTGAAGTAATTTTTTGTTGGTTGACCGATAGCACCGAGAGCGGATCTCACTAAATACAGTGCCTCACACTCTCCTATATCTATTATACATTTGTTAGACCTAAATTGCAAGTGCAAATCCTCAATAAACACAGAATTTTTCTCGCAATAGTCTTTTACTTCGTACCACACATCGTAATCAGAAAAGAACCAATGCTTTTTATCGGTTGTCATAACCTTAACGAAGATTTTGCTTATATTTTTTCTGTCCGACGAGTAAAACTCGCCCCATTTCTTATCGTCCATTTGTCACCTGATATTCGTGGTACACTTGGAACTTCTCCTAGTTCCATTATTTGTAAACTTAGCACGTTTTGCATCTGACATTTCTGCTGCATTTTGAGTCATAACCGTAGACCCTTTTCCATTTCTAGCAAACTGCTGTAGCAGCAAAGTCTCTGCCTTCTGCTTATCGTCAACTGGAATGGTCTTAATGTATTTCTCAATGCTAGACTTAGCTCTGTCTAAATCCTTGCACAAGTCTTCCATCGGTTTTTCCAGATGGCTTTCAATGTAAAACTTCTCTGCCTTACTGAGCGGTCCCTTCTTAGTCATTTAAAAATCCTCGTTGAGCCTTGGTTAAGTAAATTGAATTGTTAGTTTTTAAATATGTAACATAAAAATCAAAGGTGCTTCTGGAAACCTTTTTAATTTGCGTATCTAGATTTCTCTCTCTTCTACCATATGGACCCATTGGATCAAATGGTGTACTTTGATAAGTTCTGATATAGCAAGTTTCTTTACCTTCTGAGTTCTGCACAATTTTAGCATAGTGCGGCAATTTATGCTGCTCATCTTTGTCTAATACTTCTCCAGTTTTTCCAAATAGGAATACAGTCTTGTCTTCTTGTGGTAAAAATTTTCCGTCAACAAATCTCATTTACGGCCCTCCATTATATATCTAGTTTTTTGTTGTGGTGTCATTTTATTAATTTCTTTTGGTGTAGCGGTTCCATACTTGTCATACCAAGCCTTTGGTGCTTCTGGTGTTGACTCACGCTTTTTTGCTTCTGCTTCTGCAATTTTGTTTTTGTTTTCTCTAGCGTTTTTATCCGCAAGACCTCCAATAGTTTCGCTTCCAGAAACAAACCCGTGAAGACCACCAGTTAAAACTTTAAACAGTTTCTTTTTACCACACTCAGGGCATTTCTTGAGTGGGTCGTCAGTCATTTTTTGCCACTCTTCAAAAGAGTGTTCACATGCACTGCACTCGTAAATATATGTTGGCATTTAGTTCTCCAATGCTCTTAAAAATCTTCCTATAATCCCATTCCTCTGAATATCTTCGTAGCCTAGTTTGCAAATTCCAATTCCGTCAATACGGTCTAGTCTATTCATGCAAAACTCAAGACCACTCCGACCACGCAAATCATTTTGTTCAATATCTCCATTGATAATGACTTTACTGTTTTCACCCATACGAGAGACAAACATTTTAATCTGATCTTCAGTACAGTTTTGTGCTTCATCCAAGATCATGTAGGAGTTATGAAATGTAGATCCTCTCATGACTTCTAAAGGTTTGTACTGGATCTGACCCTCATTGGAATAAAGACCGTAGTATGCTTGACCAAGAAAGTGCTTTAGGTTTTCTTTCATTGGTAAAAGATAGGGTGCGATTTTCTCACCCATCTCTCCCGGCAAAGACCCGATGTCTTTACCAGTACAAACTAGTGGTCTAGTTACAATGATCTGCTCAATCCTATTGTGATGTAGGTGTTGAGCGGCGATTCCTGCTGCTATAAAAGACTTACCAGAACCCGCTGGACCAGAACAAAATATAATATCGTTCTCTACGATTGCCCTGATATAGTCTCTTTGGTTTTCTGTTTT